GGAGTTGTCCTGTGAGTAAACGTAGCGTTGTACCTTGCGGAGAAAAACGTCTTGAGACGTTTTTCAACACACTGCTAGAGGAGCTGCTGACTCATGCCCTGCAAGTCCGGGGGTTATGAGGCAGGTGCAGCGTGCTCGGAAACGGGCTCGCTTCTTTAACGATAGGCTTCAATCGCTCGCTGTCAATGATTTTTTGACAGCTAATGATAAAGTGGGCGAAATAGAACTTATTAACCCACCATCTCAAGCGCTTGATAAAGACGTTCTAAGTAACGCCAAGTATTTTATTACTAATATACTTGAACGTTACACAAGTTCGTTCGACGAGTTGGCTATTCAAATGCCGCTCGAGCCTTCATACTTATATCGAAATTGGCGATTCGGCCCCGGTGCCAGTAATGGCATAAAGGGGTCTCACACCGCTGACAAGATAAGTCAAAGTATGACAAGCACCGCTCCGTGTGAACCTTTTGTTCATAAACTGCGCCGTACTAACCCGTACTTCATTGCCTATGATGGCATGAAAGGAGTTTCGGGGGTAGTGCAGATTAAAGGTTCGAGGCTAGCAACTGTACCCAAAAATCAAGATACTGAACGTACAATAGCTATAGAACCCTCGGGTAACATGTGCCTGCAGCTTGCTGCAGGAGCATATCTCGAAGGAGCTCTTCGCTATATCGGCCTTGACATAACTACGCAGCAGCCTAAGAATAAGGCTATGGCGCGTCGTGGATCTATAACCGGGGATGTTGCAACCCTCGATCTTAAATCCGCTAGTGATATGATCAGTGTCGATCTTGTACGTGCTCTCATGCCTCCAGAGTGGTTTGAGCTTTTAATGGCTCTTAGATCACCCTTTATTCAAATCCCTAAACAGGATAAGAAGGAAGCATACTGGGTAGGACTCAATATGATTAGTACTATGGGGAACGGTTTTACCTTTCCTTTGATGACTATGATTATTGTTTCCCTTATCTACGGATATCGCTGTTCTATCGGAGGCCCGCGTCTTTTCATTAACTGGAAAGATACGTGCGTATTTGGGGATGATATAATAATCCCTACGAAAGAATATGCTTTAGCTGTAGATACCCTAACGAGAGCTGGACTTATCGTTAATCTTGATAAGTCTTTTAGTAGCG